AAATGCTACAGCTCCTTCACCTCCGTTTTCTTTCGGATAGATAACGCTGTTGGCAGTCGATGTAGCAGACGGCAAAAGATCTGCCAGCCACACTCGATTGTAAGGATTAGTTATAAGTCCTTGCTGTACTTCCTGAACAAAAGGAGTTGCATTAGGAAAATTGTTAGCAATGCTCATGTCGCCAACTGCCTTCAAAGTAAGACGCAATTCAGGCGATCCTTTCCTGAAACCTCTGATAGCATCCTCATTCGATTTGATAGCTTCTGCAAGATTTTCATTGAAAGTCTTTTGTTTAATCGTACCGCGTGTTTGGTTAATCTCTTTCAATTTTGCCTGTAATTCCTGCACCTGTTTATAGAAATCAGACTTTAATGTTTCAGCTTCTTCTTTTGTCGCTACATTATCGAATTTCGATACAATCTCACTCATCTTTTTATCGATGAATTCCTGTACTGCATTTTGAGCAGCATCTTCAGCGGCTTTCTTCACGTTTTGCAAAGCTTCTTGTTTTTGTTTCTCAAGCAATTCAGCTTGTTCTTGTTCTAAATCTTTCATAATTCTTTTTTTTTAATAATTAAATAAATAATTCGTAAATATTCGTGATCAACGGCTCAATGTGTTGAGTGGTATCAACATTAAGTTGGTCCGACTCTTTATATTTGAGTGTCAAAAATTGTTCTAATGATTTTAATATGTTATCCGAGAATTTAACATTATACGCTTTCTCAATAATATTCCAAAATTCTTCTTGTGTTGGTTCAGTTAACTCCTTAACGGCTTTAACAGCACTTACAAGTGACAATTCATTTGCAGGTTCTTCAGTTGTTAATACTGATATTTCCTTTAACTTATATTCAACAACTTCCAACTTATTTTTCGGGTTACGTTTAATAATCCAACCACCAATACTCATACCGCTTTCGAAACCGTTCTCATGCAGAAACTTAACTTCATGAAACGTGTCTCGTCCAGCATCTGTATCCATAAGCATCTTCGCTGTCAATCCGAGACCGTAAGGATCAGCGATATCCAACTCCAACGGCACTCCTACCAGCTGCGGCGTGTGGTTCTTGAATATCTTTATCTTTTTAGCGCGCTCGGCTACCGTCTTCGAGAACGATCCAGGCAGCGAAATGTCTCCGTCGCTGTCTTTCACATTGTAAACATTCGCGTAACCTTTGATGATACCTGTTTGCTCATCGATGTCGCGAAATTCTGAAAGGTTCTTAAAAATTATTTCTTCCATCTTGTTCTGTTTTTAGTCTAACATAAATAACCTGACAACCGCAATTTATCACATTTCCTGCCGACGCCGACGGATCATGCGGGTACATCATTCTGTCAGTAATTCCTGTATTCGGATCGGTAACGATGAACGGTTCATCTTTCGGTATCTCAACACCTGTATCCATAGCAACATGCCAATCGCGCGGGTCTTTCGCACCGCGATGTATCCATAATTTGCCAATCGGTATATCTGTTTGTAATGCCCAATCTTCTGCAGATTTCGCTTTTGCTATGTTTATAGCGTTTCCTGCTTCAGTACGTGCAATAACTCTCGCCCTTCTTTTTCCAGCTGCACCGCCCATAACGTTTCTTATGCGCTTTGAAAATTCTGATCGCGTTTCTCCTATTGACGTACTTTCTATTGTTTCTTTTATTAATCGTTCCCTTGTTGTCTCATCTATTTCAACAACTTTATTTACCAATGTATGAATAATATAATCTTCTATCCATTGTGACCATGCTGGCATAAAAAATCGTTCTTTTTTTTGTATTATATTTTTATCTAATTGCTCCCATTGCCTCGATAAATAATCTTCTAATGTTTTACGATATGTCTTTTCTAAAACTTCATTCATAGCATTTCCAATAATCTTATACTCTAACCAACTTTCAGCATTTTTTCTAAACGCCTTTAAAATTTCTTTTGCAAACATTTTTTCATAAACTGCTTGTCTCCTATCTTCAATCTGTATTAATCGTTGTAATTTCATAATTCTGTATCAATACTATAATCCGATAATGGTATCATGCCTTGCTGAATGAATACCTGATTTGCATATTCTTCGTCAAGCTCATCACTGCCTAACATTACTCTAACTTCGTTTATTGTATGTGTTTTTAAATATGCTTCTGTTTCGTCAATCGATAATCGTAATTCATCATAAGAAGACAAATCATAATCAATAACATAATTTTTATTATCTCTAATTTTAAAAGGTTCAACAAACCAACTATTTAACTTATCTTCCTCTAAAGATAAATAAGGTAATATAACTTCTTTTACAAACCGTTCACTTGCAGCTTTCATATTCTGATATGTCGGATTCGGGTCAAACAGCGTAGCTGGGACTCCCCACAGGTCGCATAACTTATAACCTGCATGCTGAATACCATTTATTATATTCAACGCATCAGGTGATAAACCTATTTGCGTATATTGTAACGGCATAGCACTAACAACAATCTTATTTTTATTATCAATACCATGAATTTTTGCTTCTACTGCAGCCTGCGTTTTATCAACCTGTTCTGGTGTTAACCATAATTCAGGATTTGCGTGATTAGGGGATATTAAACCTTTTGCTCCTTCATTCTCAACTGATTTAACCCAGCTTTCAATAGCTGTATCGTCTAATTTTAAGTATTTCAATCCAGCAATCAATGGTGATAATCCTCGAAATTGATTATATTTATTATCATAAAGCGGATTCGGCATTTTCATGTGCATAATAGCTTTCATATCATCACCTATAAAATCTCTACATTGCCCATTCAATAAACTCATTCGCCAACCTACTAATTGTCCATTTTCAATAAACGGTACCAATTGTTGTGCAGGTATAACCTGCAATGATAAAGCACAATCATCATCTCCAGCTTCACGATAAATAAATGCTTCTCCTTGTACAAAATAAAAAACTCTTACCAACGTAATAAATTCACGCCATGTTTGTTTTTCATTCGGATTTTTAAGTAATTTAACTAAATCAAGATTATTATCAGCAAAATCAAGAGCTTTCCTAACCTCTAATCTATGTTTAGCAGCCCCTACTGATGTGTCACGAAAATATTTAGTTGTTAAATATTTTTTCGATTTTACACCTTCTTTATCAACATAAACATAAGGAGTAGCTACATTCGCCTTGTCAATAATCTTTTTTATTATACTATAGATATCAGCATTAGATGTATATCCATTTGTGATAAAATCTTCAGCATTAAAATTATACCATAAAACAGTACCACCTCCAATAATATAACTTTGAAGTGCTTTTAACATTTGTTGTTTTCGCACTTCTTTATTTTTTTCACTCCTTTTAAATAATACCATTTTATGTTTTTTAGTATTAATATAAACTGCAATAATATAAACTGCAATAATAATAATTTTTTTTTAATAAACAATACTTTTACAAAAAATATGTCAATTTTATATATTTATATATGTTTTTTAGTCACTTTATAGCAAATTTGAAATTGTGTTCTGGAGAAATAGCATATCGGAATGCGTCAACTCCGTGATTATACGCGTCGATCGGCTTGTTCGTAGGCTTGCCGTCCTTGTCAACCGCCCAGCAATAATTGCGAAACTCCTTAATCAAATTCGTGCTTCGCTTCGTTACATAAATCGGCTTACTTTGTAACTTGTCGATACCTGCACGTATGCTGTCAGCTCCCTTTTTTGCAGGCTTCACATTGAAACCAGCATTGTGCAACTCCTGTATGCTTTTAGGTTCTGCACTGTCAGCAATGATCTCATCATAATCTTTTCTTATTCCTAATTGCTCCATCAATCTTACAATGTCGCGGTTTAATAGTCCTGTTCTGTAAATCAGTTCGTCAACATAGAACGCTTCATGTGTTTCAATAACTTTTACCAGCGCAGTCGGATCGTTTGAGAAACCATAGTCCAAACCGTAAACTCCATCTCCTTCAGGCATAACATCGATTTGCTGCCAATTGCTAAAAATAATCCCTTCACTTACACCATATTCACAATCGAAATGCACACGCTTAAAATTCTTATCTCTTTTTATACGTGTTTCGATACGGCTTCTTTCTGTTTCAGGTAAAAAAGGATTATCAAGGTAATTCGACTTTATAACATACGTTTTATCATAATTCATCAGCCAATCCTCGAGCCAAAACTGCGACGTCGGGTTGAAATCCGCAATAACATTCTCGGACCTTCTCGCCAGCTCGTCCCAAACATCCCTTTTTAATGAATTTATCTCATTACCAAATAACCAATCACGCCTCGCTCCTAATGCTTTATCTATTCTATCAGCAGAAAAAAACTCTATAATCGACCCTGTCGGTGCTGTCCAACGTGCAGTTGATATATTCCAATTACATTTTTTCCAAAGATTAATTTTTTTACAAATAGTTTCAAGTATTCGTATTACTCCAATATCAAGATGAGGACGTGACTCTGAAACAATAGTAATAACTTTATTTTCATTTGTTAAAGCAATAGATAACAAAAATAACATAATATCGTATGTCTTTCCTGACCCAGTGCCTCCTCGATGAATAACAATCTTTTTGTTATCGTAAAAAAATGCCTTCTGCGTCTTATCAAATATCATACCTGTCTCTATATCAACCGTTTTACTCATTCTTCTTTATTTTCTTCTTTATTTTCTTCTTTATCCTTACTGTTACTTCTATTTACGAAATTAATCGTAATACTGTCGTCTTTTGCATTCATTTCGATATACTGCTGATTAAGCACTCTACGTTCATCGGGTGTGCAAACTAATCTATATAATGCCAATAGCTCACCTGCTTTATTCGACTGAAATAACTTTGCACGGATAGCGGATTTAGTCTTTACTCGATTTTGTTCTAAAAGCTCCTTAAACTCGTCCAATTCGTCCGAGTCCTCTGTAAAATATGAATAAAAAGTCGATCGACTACATGGCACATATGCAACAATATCAGAGATAAAAAACAAGTTGTGTTTCTTTATCGCTTCTATTGCCGTCTTTTTTATTTCTTCTTTATCGTATGCCATAGTTATATTACTATTCCGTTTTTCTTAATTACTAAATCACTATCTAAATTACGCATCCTGTCAACGATAATAAGTTTTATCTGCTCATCACCAGATGATTTGAATGGATTTTTTTCAAGCGGCTTTAATTCTGATATTTTCATTATTTTTTTAATTCAATTTTATATTATTATTTTTTCACTTCTTATTTCTCCACTTCTCATTTCTATATTGCTTATATGAAATTTCAGCCCTAATATTGCATATTTCACTAAATTTCAATTTAAATTCAATAAAATCATGCAATGTTTCACCTTCCTGTAAAATACCTGAAAGTGCCAATCCTGTATTCATAAAGTTAGCCTCACAACCAATTGGTCTTTCTACTTTATAAAGCACATAATTAACATCTTTAATTTTCTTTACTGAAAAGTCTTTAATCAACTTCTCGATTTCACCATTTTTTATTTTCGTTTTTTCAAAAATAACTTGTTCTTTTTTAGTTAAATTAATTTCTCTCATAATTTAAATTTTTATAATTTACAAATATAGTATAAATTTAAAACAAATGTACTCAAAACTTATAATTTTTTACAAATTAAAGAAGTATAAAGTAAAAAGTAAAAAATAAATATATAATAAAATAATTATTTATTTCTGAAATCCTTTACTATATTATGTTTCAGAAAAAAATAAAAAATAAATTGATTTTTCACTTTTCTTATTATATAATATTACCCTTTATTTATTATATATAATATTAAAATATTAATTTATTATTTATTTTTTATATATAATATATTTATTATTAATAAGTTAAGTAAATAAATTTTTAATAAATTTTTATTTTGATGAATTTATTTTTATTTTTCTCTCTAACTTAACTGCTTGAAATAAAATAAATTAACAAAAAAGGAGTGTTCAAAATCACTTTTAAAAAACCCATCATTTTGCCTGTTTTTTACCTCATTTTTGCCTGTTTTTTACCATTTTTTACCTATTTTTTGCCTCATTTTTGGTCATTTTTTGCCTATTTTTGCACTATTTTTACCACTTTTTTTACCATTTTTGCCTATTTTTGCCATATTTTTACCCATTTTTTGCCAATTTTTTTACCTGATTTTTATCTGATTTTTAATTTATTTATTATCTCAACAAAATCATCAAAATTATTACATATCATTCCATTTTCGCCGAGAAACTTCAACCAGAATTTTTGTTCTTTTGAAATAATACCGCTACCATCTTGTTTTTTAAATTCAATAAATAAACATTTACCACCTCTACTTATAAAAAGTCTGTCAGGAATACCATTTTGTCCTTCTAACTTTACCGCTGCAATACCATTTTTACGTGCATAATCACAGCAACGTTGTTCTAAATCATATTCGTCTTTTTTCATAATTTATTTGTGTCCTATTTATTTGTGTTCTAATTTATACATATTATTGTTTAGTCAATTTCAAAAATTTAGCTTCAACTTTATTTTTTTCCATTAGTGAATTATATTGATAATTTTCAACTGTTTCATTTGCTAAAAAAACGTGTATCTGTACTGGCTCATTTTGTCCAATACGAATAAGCCTTGCATTTGCTTGTAGCCACAATTCGAGACTATATGTGATACTTGACCATACAGCAATATGACCTCCTTTTTGTAAATTAATTCCATGTCCCAACGAAGATGGATGACTCATTAGTACATCAATCTCATCATTATTCCATTTTTCTAAATATCTTTTATCATTTACCGAACAAAATTTTATATCCAACTTTTTTAATTTTTCAGCTATCCATATTGCTTCTTCTCTAAAAGCATACCAAAGCAAAATTTTCTCGCCTTCCCCAACAGCACGTTCAACAAATTCAACAACTTCATCAATTTTTGTACTGTATGCTGAACGATACGCTATACCTTCTTCATTATATAGAAATCCACAAACCGCCGTTTGTAATTTTGCAAATTTTGACTGCTCTTTCACACTCAACATTACTCCATCAAGGTCAATATGTAACATTGTTTTCAATCGCATATATTCAAGCATCTCTTTATTAGTTAATGTTATAGAATGTTTTATATATGTCACTTTCTGTATTTCAAGATAATCAGCCGAGTCGAGCGTGAAAATAATGTTTCGCATAGGTTTTAGTACGTCTTCTATTGTATAACATTTTTGTAATTTCCATTTTTGCCATTTTTTACCGCTACCAGACATGGCATCATAAAAATATGTTGCTCGCCATGCCCAGAAATTCTGACTTTTTTCTGTGAACAATCCGACAGCCCTTGCCTGTCCCCATATACCTATCAAATCACCAGCTGTAAATGTACCTGTTAAACCTATTTTTTGTTGTGCAGTAATACCATAACAAATTTTGCTTCTTTTACTTGTGTGTGTTTTAAAAGAAGTTAATTCATCTAATATCAAAATATCACATTTATAACCTACAATATCTTTCATATTATCACGTCCGATAATTTTATAGGGTCGTGAGTTATCAGCGAGTAGTTCTTTGCGTTTTTTTGCTGTACCTTCAACAACAACCATTTTATTAGCAATGTCAAATAATTTCCAATTTTCAGCTTCCTGTTTCCAAACCGTCGTCGCTACACGTTTCGGTGCTATAATAAGTAATGTTTCAGGCTTTACTTCAGAAATATAATGTAATACCGCAGCTGTTTTTCCGAGCCCCATGCCAACTGATAAAATAACCGAACGTTTGCCATAAAGAAATTTTATTATTCGTAGCTGATATTCACGTAGTTTCATGGTTATTATTCAAATTGTAATATTGGATATTCTTTTTCTATTTCTGTTTTTGCATATCCAAATTTTTTAATTTCATTTCTTTTAATAGTTTCTCTTTCTATCCATTCTTTCGCTTTAAGATAGATATCTCTATCAATCTCAAAACCGTATGCTTTTCTATTCAAATTATTCGCAGCCACAAGTGTACTTCCACTTCCAACACATGGGTCAATTACTACATCACCTTCATCTGTAAATGTTTTTTTAAAATTCAATTGTTAATTGATTTTTAAAATCAAGTAATCTTTGTTTTGCCATTCGGTAGTAGTCTTTATCAAGTTCTATTGCCGTAAGCTCAAATCCTAATTTTTCGCAGGCGATTCCGATTGACAAACTTCCGAAATGAGTATCTAAAATTCTTTCACCTTCTTTGGCATAATTTTTCAGAATCCAAGCGTAAAGCGCAACTGGTTTTTGAGTGGGGTGAATTTTGTCCGTATGATTATGTTTATGAATTGAATAATCAAATACTTTTGCAGGGGTTTTTAATCCCATGCTAACCCAAGCATACTCACACCTTGCAAAGTTTGGCATTGGT